TAGCCCCATGTCCACACCAGCGCCAATGTAATAAATACTATATGATTCTTCGAGAACTTTTTTATCTTAATCCTGAGACAAACAAAATCAGCAATGATTTTAGATTTGATTCTGCACGAGATTTAGAAGAATTACAGCGTAGTGACACAAGAAAAACTAGACTTACCTTAAGACAGATAAATGATTTACGTAAGGCATCTGAATCGCACATTTTAGAAATGGAAGAGGAATTAGATTTCGTCCAAAAAATGTATGGTGCTGAGCCTGCACAGCCTGCTGCTTAATCATTTATAAAGGAAAATCTAATGGAACACGCTCCTATTGAAGGACTTATTTGTCAACAAAATGAAAATTTTCAAATTCCTTTTCGTGAATTTTTTCATAGAGTTAAACCCACAACAGTAATAGAAATTGGTATTGGTCAAGGTGCTACTAGTCTAGCACTTAATCGTTTATTAAAAGAAGTTGGTCATGAATATCAAATGATCAGTTATGAACTACATCCACAAGGATGGTATAGTATGTTGAGTAATGAGGGTATTTTAGTAAGAATCTGTAATCTTTTTACAGATGATTATATGAATATTCGTGAAAGTAATAAAGAAGAAATAGTATCAAATCTTCAAAGACCTGGCGTCACAGTGTTAATGTGTGATGGTGGATTAAAGAAAATGGAAGTGAATTTACTTACAGATTATCTTAAGCCAGGCGACTTTGTTATGGCACACGATTATTGTAGAAATGTAGAATATTTTGAGGAAGCAATTAATCGTCGTATTTGGAATTGGTGCGAGATCACTGATGCTGATATACAAGAAGCAATTGATCGTAATAATCTAGAAGATTATATGCGTGATGAATTTCAAAACGTAGCTTGGATGTGCAGACGCAAGCCATAAAACGTAGTTTTGTGTTTGGTAACGGCCAAACACGCTTAAACATAGACTTTGATGAAGTACGTCCATATGGGCCTATATATGCCTGTAATGCTGTTTACAGGGAGTATAGGCCTGATCATCTTATTGCTGTTGATCGTAAGATGTTAGAGGAAATCTGTAAATCAGATTATCATTTAAAAAATCCAGTATGGACCTACAATTTAACTTATAAGCATAGTTACAAGCAATTAAATTTTTTTGAAGACCCTCTTGGTTGGAGCAGTGGGCCATCAGCGCTGTATCTAGCCAACTTTCATAAACCTAATGAGATTTACTTTTTTGGTTTTGATTTTGAAGGTTTAAATGGTAAGTTGAACAACATATTTGCTAATACAGAAAACTATAAGCGTAGTACTGATCCTGCAACTTATCATCTAAATTGGCTCAAACAAACTGAGAGCATTATACAAAAAAATCCTGGCATAAAATTTTATAGAGTTACTATTCCAAATTTTTATGAGACTAGGTTTAAATATGATAACTATTTCCAAATATATTATAACAATTTTAAAACATTGTTATCTGAATGGCAAAAAATTCGTTGATTTTTGCTTATAATACACCATTTTTTACAGTTATATGTAAATAATACTTGACAGCTCATTACCTATAGGAGATCAAAATGGGAGATCGTTCAAAGTTCGAACAGATGCTTGAGTACCTTATTAACGATGAGGAAGCTCGAGCACGAGAATTATTTCATGATATAGTCGTGGCCAAGAGCCGCGAAATTTACGAGAATTTATTAGCCGATGATTTCGACGATGAAACTGAAGAGTCACGTGATGATGATGAGGATGATGACGAAGAAAACATGGGTATGATGCCTCCCCCAGAAGAGCCAGGAATGGAAGCATTCGGCGGCGACGAAACTGATGATATGTTAGGTGACGTAGAAGCCGGTGATGATGAAATGGGTGATATGGGCGATGATGAGATGGACGATCTAGGCGGTGGTGAAGATGAGCTTGCTGATCGTTTAGATGATCTTGAAGCAGAATTAGACGCTATCAGATCAGAGTTTGAGGACAAGTTAGGTGCCGACGATGAAATGGGCGGCGGCGACGAAATGGGTGGTGATGACGAAATGGGCGGCGATATGCCACCTATGGGTGACGATGAAGAAGAAAAAGAAGGTGTGTACTTTGAAAAGCGTGATGAAGACGACGAAGAAGATGACACTGAAGATGAAAAGACTGACGAAGACTTTATTCGTGAGTATGTAGAAAAAGTAGGTGGCGGTAACTATAACACTTGGGGTAAGATGGGCGATGATGGTGTAAACACCAAAAGTCCAACAGCTGGTCCAAACAAAATGGGCGGCACAGCAGAAAATATTCTAAGTGGACGTAATGGTACAGCCCCAGTAGAAGTAGGTGCAGGTCGTAAGATTCAAGGCAACGGTGTGTTTAATCAAACACCACAGGATTTAGTCAAGGGCGAAGTACATAATCGTCCAGGCAAAACAGATGCAGGCAAAAAGGCTTTTAAGAAGAAAGAGCCAGGTCACGGTGCTGAGAAGAAAGGTGAAGCAGAAGGAAAAGGTTGGGGTGCTGGAACAGGCGGGCCACAAGGACAAGTTGGTAATATCAACACCAAGAGCCCACTTAACGGCGCACCACAAAGAGCCAAGTAATAGATGAATTATCTTAGAGAAACCTTGACTTTTGATCAAGCCCGCGTGGTAGTTGAAAGTCAAGGAGAGAACGGCAAAGACCTTTATATGAAAGGTATTTGTATTCAGGGCGGCATCAAAAATGCCAACCAAAGAATATATCCTGTTGATGAGATAGAAAGAGCTGTCAAAACTTTGAACGATCAAATTTCAGGGGGATACAGCGTTCTCGGCGAGGTAGATCATCCAGATGATTTAAAAATTAATTTGGACCGTGTAAGACATATGAATACTGAAATTTGTATGGACGGTCCAAATGGTTATGGAAAGTTTAAGATACTGCCAACTCCCATGGGCAACCTAGTACGTACTATGTTGGAAAGTGGGGTAAAGTTGGGAGTAAGTAGCAGAGGATCCGGCAATGTCAGTGGAAATGGTACTGGCAAAGTCAGTGATTTTGAGATTATCACAGTGGATGTGGTAGCTCAACCCAGCGCACCTGGTGCATATCCAACACCGATCTATGAACACTTGATGAATAATCGTGGTGGGCTTAGATCCTTACGCATAGCGGAGGAAGTGAAGAATGATACCAAAGCGCAGAAGTACATTAAAGAGAGCCTATTAGCAGTAATAGGCAAGCTCCGATAACAAAAGGAGAATCACATGTTGGATGTATTAAAAGGCTTATTTGAAAGCAATGTGATTAGCGAAGATATTCGTGTTCAGATTGAAGAAGCATGGGAAGCCCGTGTTACTGAAAATCGCGAACAAGTAACACAACAATTAAGGGAAGAGTTTGCTCAACGTTATGAGCATGACCGTACAGTTATGATTGAAGCCATTGATAGAATGGTAGGAGATCAACTAGCCCCAGAAATTGCTGAGTTCGCAGAAGATCGTAAACAGTTAGCCGAAGCCAAAGCCAAATATGCAGTTAAAATGAGACAAGATAGTGCAGTGTTAAGAGAATTTATAACACGTACACTTGCCACAGAAGTAAAAGAATTGCATGAAGATCAAAAGTCTATGGCTAGTAAGTTCTTCAAATTAGAGGAATTTGTGGTTGAGGCGCTCGCTAATGAAATTGCTGAATTTTATTCAGATAAGAAAGATCTAGCTAACACCAAGGTTAAACTGATTCGTGAAGGTCGCCAGCAGTTAGCTAAAATGAAGAAAGAATTTGTCAAGCGTGCCGCAGTCATGGTCGAACAAGTTGTTACAACAGGTTTAAATAAAGAACTAGTACAACTTAAGGAAGACATTGAATTGGCTCGTAAGGCAGACTTTGGTCGTAAGATTTTTGAAGCATTTAGCAACGAATACCAAAATAGTTACTTGAATGAGAAATCAGAAACAAGTAAATTGCTCAAGGTTATAAACAAGAAAGACAATGATATTACTGTAGCCAACACAGTGGCAGTAAGAGCTCAAAGAGTCATAGAAAGCAAAGATATGGTAATTCGTCGCTTACAAGAAGAATCCAAGCGTAAAGAGCTTATGGGTGAACTTCTTGCTCCATTAAACGCAGAACAAAAGGGAATTATGAGTGAACTTTTAGAAAGCGTACAAACAAAACGACTAACAGAAAGTTTTAATAAGTATCTGCCAACTATTATAGAAGGCAGTACCGGTACAACCAAGAAAAGACAGGCACTTGTAGAGGCAAAAGAAATACACGGTAACAAGGTTACCATAGAGAAGACAATCAGCAGCGAGCCCGATAATAACATCGTTGATATCCGTCGCCTAGCTGGACTTAATTAAGGAGAAAAACATGTCTGAACTACTAACACGTCGTTGGCAGGAGACAAAAGAGGCTCTACTCGAAGGCCTCCAAGGCACAAAAAGATCAGTGATGGGCGTAACTTTAGAGAATACACGTAAGTATCTCGCAGAAAGTGCTTCCGCTGGTACTACTTCTGCTGGCAACGTCGCAACTTTAAACCGCGTGATCCTTCCAGTGATCCGTCGTGTCATGCCAACCGTTATTGCTAACGAGTTGGTCGGTGTACAACCACTAACTGGACCAGTTGGTCAAATCCATACTTTAAGAGTACGTTACTCTGACACAGTCAATGCTAACGGCGATATTGTTGGAGTAACTGCTGGTGAAGAGGCATTAAGCCCATTCAAGATTGCTGAACAGTATTCCGGTGCTGCATCAGGTAAGGCTGCAAGTACAGCGACAATGGAAGGTATTCCAGGTCGTAAAATGAGCATCCAGATCCTCAAGCAGACAGTTGAAGCGAAAACACGTAAGTTAAGCGCTCGCTGGACATTTGAGGCTGCCCAAGATATGCAAGCTCAACACGGTATCGATGTTGAAGCTGAAATCATGGCTGCTTTAGCACAGGAAATTACTGCTGAAATCGATCAAGAAATTTTAGCAAGCTTGGCTAACCTAGCTGGTAGCCCACAAGAAACATTTAACCAAGCAAACGTCAGTGGTACAGCTACATTTGTTGGTGATGAACACGCAGCTCTTGCTGTTCTAATCAACCGTGTTGCTAATATTATTGCTCAACGCACACGTCGTGGTGCTGCTAATTGGGCAGTTGTAAGTCCATTTGCATTAACAATTCTACAAAGCGCAACAACAAGTGCTTTCGCACGTACCACTGAAGGTACATTCGAAGCTCCAACTAACACTAAGATGGTTGGTACATTGAATAGCGCAATGAAGATTTATGTTAACACATATGCAAGTGACGAAGCTGCTATCCTTGTAGGTTACAAAGGAACAAGTGAGAGTGATGCTGCTGCATTCTACTGCCCATACATTCCGTTGATGAGCAGTGGTGTTGTATTAGATCCGTCTACATTTGAACCAATCGTGTCATTTATGACACGTTATGGTTACGTAGAATTAACAAATACAGCAAGTTCTCTTGGTAACGCTCAAGACTACTTGGGTAAGGTTGCACTAACAACAGCCAACGTTAAGTTTAGCTGATCTAGCGCAAACTAAGAGTTTGTTATATTAAAAGGCACCCTAGTTGGTGCCTTTTTTATTAAATACATACATAAAATAGGAAACTTACAATGGATATCGAACTAAACATTTTTACAAATTCAACTGTTCACGCACCAGATACTTGGCATATTGAAAACACTTATCACAGTTTTTGTGCTATGTGGAAAAAACAAATACCTGTAGTTGTGTGGTGTGATCGCAACCCAAATAGAGAAAATGCAGAAGAATATATTGAAAATCTTAAAAAGACTTTCCCTGTAGTTCATTCTGAAGTAAATGGACTAAGTCATGGCTATCATTTATCAGCATTTCAAAGTGAAGCAGAGTTCTTATTTCAATTAGAACACGATTGGGAGTTTTATCCAGATCTTATCACGCACACAGCAGATGAACTTTTAGATGGAATGCGTAAGGATAATATTTTACACCTTAGATTTAATCGTAAATTGGCTGGAAATGTAACTGATGGTCACGCAAGTTTAGGTCACGATATTGATTGGGAAGATCACGAAGGTAGTGTTTTTCCTTATAGTACAGTAAAGATGGTCAGTAATAATCCTCATATTATTAATAGAAAGCGTTGGGTAGATGAAGCAACTAAGCATACACATTATATTGGGTTCACACAGTCTTATGGTTTAGAAGAATATCTAACAGCCAGTCCAATCCGTGGTGCTATATATGG